TGATTGTTATTGGCGCGAAAGGCTACACCGGAGGTAGTGCAACACTTGACAAAAATGGCACTGATCCTGCCTCTTACAACTATACCCAAGTTACAGCTGGGGTGGGTTTTGGCTATGAAGCAGGACAATCGAGTGGAGCGACTACAGCAAGTCGCACTATTTACGGAGGTGGAGGAGGTGCAGGCGGCGGTGCTTCTGCTTGGAATGGAGGAGTTGCTAGTTGGGGCGGGGGCGGAGGCGGAGGCTACTCTTCTTCTAATGTTACTAAAACAGCGGGCACAAGCGTCTTTGGTGGTAATGGCGGTGCTGTTGGTGTTGCCGGAGTCGCACCCGGAGGCGGAGGCGGCGCTGTTCGAAGTGGGACTTCCGGTGCTGGTGGGTCAGGAAGAATTATTGTTTGGGGGATTGCATAATGCGCGCACATCAAATTGAAAATGGTATTGTTATTAACACAATTGAAGTTGAATCATTGAGTTTCATGGCAGGGCTTGTTGAGGCAACCGAAGGCGGTATTGGATGGACTTACGCGGATGGCGTATTTACTGCACCACTTGAATCAGAAATTATTGCCGCACCCACACCAACTAAAGAAGAGTTGCTTGCACAAGTCAATGCACTGTCAGAACAAATTCAAGCATTGGCGTAAACAACATGCAAATCAATCTCATCCTAGACATTGAAGAGGTCAACGGCCTCTTAAACCTGATTGGCCAGCTGCCCACCAGCACCAACGTCTGGCCCCTGGCAAACAAGATCAGGTCCATGGCCGAGGCGCAGATGCCACAAGCTGAATTGCCTGAAGGCTAACAAGGCATGAATGCGCTGGCTCATTCTCATCATTGCGATTGCGCTAGTGAGCGCGGTGGCCAAGGACGGCTGTTATGTCCGAGAGCTCTACGGCATTGGCTACACAGTGCACGACCCCACAGAGCGGCACAAGCAGATGCTGGACTGGCTAACGCGCAATGCAAAGCACTGCAAGGCCGTGGACTACCTAGTCATTTGGAACGGGTTGGCCGAGTGGTCTGGGACTGCGGACACGGCAGAGCTGCGCGGCAAAGTCATTCAGGGCTTGAGAGATGCAGATGAGCGAGAGAAAAAATGAAGGTCAGTTACGACAAGTGGTTTCCAGTCGTGCAACCTACCGCGACCACGCAGACAGATGTGTTCGCCAAGCGGGTGGAGAAGCTTGACGCTGAGAGGGCTGTGCAAGTTCAGATTGACAGCACAGTCAAGAAGTTCCATCAGTATGAGTATGAGATTTATGAGTACAGGATGAAGCAGATAACGTTGAACATTGAAGTCGAAAATTTAAAGCGCGAGATTGACAAACTTGTATAGGGACCAGCATGGACAACATCAAAGCAAAACTCACCTTTTATGTGACCTTCATGGTCAGCTTCACTTTGTGCCTATCGGTCCTTGCAATGATGGCTGCCTTTGTATTTGGGCTCTGGGCCAAGGAAGTGGACAACGCTGAAATTTTCAAGCTCTTATCCCCCGCGTTTCAAACAATCATTGGTGGCTTCATTGGCCTGCTGGCTGGCGTGAAGCTCTCGCACGACGAAGATGCAAAGGAGTGCAAACGTGGCTGACTTCCTACCCGCATTTGAGAACATGATCATCAAAGAGGGCGGCTACGTTCTCCACGACGTGCCAGGCGACCGCGGTGGCCAGACCTATGCAGGCATTGCCCGCAACATGCAATCAGGCTGGCCAGGCTGGGGGCACATCGATCGCAAGGAGCCCGTGCCTGCTCAGATGGTGCGTGACTTCTACAAACAAAACTTCTGGCAACCCATCAAGGGCGATGAGATCAGCAACCAAGTGATCGCGCAATCCATCTTTGACTTCCATGTGAACGCGGGCGGTGTGGCCATCAAGCTTGCACAGCTGGTGGTCGGCAGCACGCCAGATGGCGCCATGGGGTCCAAGACTGTGGCCGCGCTCAATGGCATTGATCCTGGCAAGTTTGTGATGTCCTACGCGCTGGCCAAGATTGCCAGGTATCGAGACATCGTGCAGCGGGACAAGACCCAGATCAAATTCTTGCTTGGCTGGATCAATCGGACTTTGGCGGGGGTGATATGAATCTATTGGGAATCAGCAGCATCATTGACAGCGTGGGCAAGGTTGCAAGCGACCTGATCACCACCGACAAAGAGAAGCTCCAGCTGGAGATCGAGAACCGCAAGCTTGACCAGGCGATCGACATGGCCCAGATTGAGGTCAACAAGATCGAGGCCAGAAGCTCCAGTTTGTTTGTTGCCGGCTGGCGTCCATTCATTGGTTGGGGCTGCGGGGCCGCGTTCCTTTACTCGGCCATGTTTGAGCCGATCGCTCGGTTTGTGGCTCAAGTGGCGTTTGACTACAAAGGCCCGTTCCCCGAAATTGACACCAACATGACCATGCAAGTCATGCTTGGGATGCTTGGCATGGCCGGCATGAGATCGTATGAAAAGACAAAGGGCGTAGCAGCCAAATAGACAAGCAGCAGTTGCCATTCTGCACTTTCAGGCCCCCCTTTATTGGGGGGTTTTTTTGTTCAAAATCGGTGAAAATGCATAAAAGCAACGCAAATAGTTTGCAATAATTCGTTTAAATTGCATATAAAGGTAAACACAAATGACGGCAAAATGTAGGTATTTTATAAATAAAAATGCCTCGCAACCCGCATGAATGCTCACTTCTTAAATGACATTGGATTTTAAGTAGGCACTTTTTGTTGTGTAACTTTAATAAACTGTTGGCAAAAATAAACACCTTGAATTTGTATTTCCGCTCTAGAATGGGTCTTGTTTTAGGAAGTTAACAAATCATTCACAACTTTATGCAATCTTAGAAAACTAATGATTGTAGGTAAATTGTGAGTAAATTTAAGACGCATTAAAAGAGGAAAATATCATGGCTGTTTGGAAACTCACTGATGCTAAATGTAAATCAGCCAAGGCTGCTGATAGGCCTTACAAATTATTTGATGGCGAAGGCCTGCACCTGGTTGTGACCCCAGCTGGCGGCAAGCACTGGCGTGTGGCCTACAGGGTCGATGGTAAGGCTCAAACTTACTCCATGGGCCCATGGGAGCGCATCCCTTTGAAAGAGGCTCGCCAAAGGCTTGATGAGTTCCGCTCAAACTTATTCAAGGGCCAAGTGATTAAGACCAAATCAGTGCCAGTCGTAAAAGCTAAGTCATTTCAAGAAGTCAGCGAGCTTTATTGGGACGGCAGGATCGATGTCGGGGCCAATTACATAGAGCAAGCTAAACGCACATTGAATAATCACATTTACGGCTCAATCGGTTCGATGCCTATCAATCAAATTGATGAGGACGAAATGATGAAGGCTTTGCTGGCAATTGACGCCAAGGGGCTGCCATCCCAAGTCAAGTTTTCTAAAATTTATGCTTCTCAGGTTTTTGACTTTGCCTACACCCGCAAGTGGGTGACAAGTAACCCTTGCAAACTAATCAATTCTGACAAGTCATTTGCTTCAAAGAAGGTTGTTTCAATGCCAGCTCTGAAGGAGCAAGAAGTTCCAGAATTCATGGGGAAACTTGACAATCTTGGCCTGAGTCTGAGTGCTCAAGCTTGCCGGTTCTTGGGCTTAACAGCCATGAGGACTGTCGAAATGCGAAATTTGAAATGGGAACACATCAATGCAGACGTGGCAATCATTCCTGCAGAATTTATGAAAATGGGCAAAGAGCACATGGTTCCTTTGTCACCCCAGGCGCTCAAAATCATTGAGGACATGAGGCAGCAAAATCACGGCAGCGAGTATGTGTTTCCCAATTTCAAAAACTTGGACAAGCCAGTTGTTCACAACATTGTCTTGCGCTTGATTGATACGCTTGGCTATGCGGGCCGGATGACAGGGCACGGCTGGCGCTCAATTTTCTCGACCTGGGCAAACGATCGCCAGTACAACTCAGACGTCATTGAAACCGCGCTGGCCCACACCATAGGTAACGAAACCTCACGCGCATATAACCGCGCTAAGTATTTGCCACAGCGGAAACAACTTCTTGAGGACTGGGCAAACTGGTTGATGCCACAGGCTGAAGTATCCCAGCCCGTTGCAGCGTAGAGCGAAACCAATAACGGGTCTTTCGACTCAGCTGAATATCGGGGGGCGGCACTGCCCCCCTATTTATTGCTAAGCGCAAAGTGTTGACGTGCTTGAAATTCAAGATGGCCATTAAGTCATGCGCATAAATTGGTGTTTCATTCTGATTCATTTTTCTGTCCTTGAATATTCAGCAATCAAGCAAGCCTCGGCCCTGCCGTCATCCTTAACGCGCTTGAACTCTCCGGCCTGAGATGGCCACAACTGCGCGGCCTTGGCTCGGCTGCCGTCTTTACCCGCATTGAGCTGCATGGCCTTCTTCCACTTACCAGGCGTGACTGTGCTGGTTGGTATGAACAGACCCGCTAGGACGCCCTTGGCAAGCCCGAATGACTCACCGAAGGCAAACATACTGCTTACCCCTTGCCCAGGCATGGCGCCCACTTGCTCGATGCAGGCCACCGCGCCCTGGTCAGCGTAGAGCTTGAGCTCGGCTGCCAGCATCTCTGGGCTGACACGGCGCTTGAGTTTGCCGCCGGCCATGATCTCCACCGAGGGCATGTCAAACACATGCACCAGCTTGCCGCTTTTCTCTAGGATCGCAACGGCGCCTGACGCGCCTGGATCGATGCCAATGATGAACATTTGAAGGTCCTTAATTATTTGATGAGCTGAGCGAATGGGTTTAGATAATCTCGCCAGGTCAGGCCGCGTTTGATCACGCTGACAGTTGACTGGCTGATGCCGTAATGTTTTGCAATCTCTCTTTGAATGCCCTCGGCCTGCCTGATCTCCTCGGCCAGCTCGGCAGTCAGCTTTGCACGCAGCCGAATAAATGAGGACATCTGAGCCCTGCGCACCAGGGTGACTGAATGATTCATCTGCATGGCCACGCGCTTGGTCAGCCGCTTGCGTGTGATGAGCTCCAAGTGATCTGGGTTCACGCACAAGCCATTGCTGCACTTGCTGGTGGCCACCATGCCCTCTACGTCTAGGCCTTGCTCTAGCATGATCAACCGACGCACTGAGATGGTTTTCTTTTGGTGGCGCATCATGGGCGTGGAGCCGCATGCCTGGAGCGCCCCTGTCCATTCCCAGCAGTCGCCGATCTCCTCAGATCGAAGGTAAACATATTCGAGCAAGGTCATGGACCCTCGCTGAACTTTTTCATGGCATCAACAACGGCCTTGGTCTTGCGCTTCTCAGCTGCCTTGACTGGGTGATCGGGCTTGAAAGGGATGTCCTCGGGGTGTATGGCCAAGTCATCAAAGAATGGCCATGCGACTGGGTCTTTAACGACTTCAACGCTCACAACTTTGCTGCCAGGGAATTGGGCCTGCAGTTTGCTCATGTCAGAGATCAATTCGCCTGGGCAGTTGTGCAGCTCGATGCTAGTGAAGCTCGGGCCGTACTCGGGCAACAACTCACTGCCATTCACAAACGTCGCACCAGTCTCGCGGTGTTTGTATGCGATCCATGACTCACCGCCGTCAACGGGTTCAGCGTATGGGATCAGCGAGGGGATCATCAGGTGAGCCTCACAGCCAGCGCGTTGGGCCTTGTCATCGATCTGCTTCTTATGATGGCCACAGCTCCATGCCGCGTTCTCAACGGGTGAGGAGTGGCAGCACGTCCTGCAGTTAACCTCGGCAGCCACACCAGAGTGACAGTGTTTGTGGAAGCTGCACATCTTGCACAAGTAATAACTTGGATCGCGGCTCAGTGGCTCTGGCGACGATGTCTGCTCAATCAGGTTTTGTGCGCGGGCCATCAACACTGCGAAGTGGTCTTTGTCAAACTCAACCCACTCGGTGTAAATGGCATCAGTG